GCAGTTGGTGTTGCTGCAACTTTTGGTGTTGATGCAAGTCTCACTAGTGGTTCTGCTGAGGGATTTAGTTACCAGTGGCAAATCAACGACTCTGATGTTTCTGATGGAGAACTAGAGGTTGGTGTCACAAGAACTGCAACTGCAAAATTAACTTACACAAAAGACGGTTCATCAACAGAGGTTGATTTTAATGAATTATCAACACTCACACTCGGTGTTGGAACTTATGATATTACAGTAGATAATAATATAACTGCTGATTTAAGAGCACTTGGTGCTGGCGGCGGAACTTCAAATCAAAGGTCTGTTGCTGGGGGTGCTGGCGGTCTTTCAACGGGAGAATTTACATTTTTAAGCGGCACAACTTATAAATTAGTTGTTGGTGGTGCAGGTGGTACAAGTGCTGCAGGATCTGGTGGTGGTGGAGCAGGAAATCAAACCGGATCCGGCGGTGGTGGAGGTGGTGGTGGATACACCGGACTTTTTGTTGGTTCAGTTTCTCAAGCAAATGCAGTAATTATTGCTGGTGGTGGTGGAGGTGGATCAAACGACCCTGCTGGTGGAGGTGCTGGTGGTGGTCTTACTGGTGCTGGTGGTGGTAATGCTCCTGGTAGGGGTGGTGAGGGAGGAACACAATCTGCAGGAGGTGGTGCTGGATCTGTTCAAACAAGTGGAACTGCAGGGTCTGCACTTCAAGGAGGACCTGGTGCCGGTGGTGGCGGAGGTGGATACTTCGGCGGTGGTGGCGGAGGAGGTAATAATGGTTGTTGTGCTGATGGTGCTGGTGGAGGTGGGTCTGCTTATATTGGTTCATCACTTCTGACTGATGGAGCAACCACACAAGGTGGTGGCGCAGCAAATGCGACTGATGGATCTTTTGAAATTACCGCAACGGATACCTCAGTAGAAGTTCCTATCAATCTGACAATTTCTGGATCAACATCAAATGTCCTGACAGTTTCTGGTGATGCTGCAGTCTCTGCTACTGCTAAAGTTGTTGTAAGCAATTCAAATGCCTTCAACTCACCGCTCACATCTGAAACGAGAACATTTACATCAACTGCTGCAAGACCATTAATTAAAATAGAACAAATTAATAATACGAATACTGCTACATTATCAGAACACGATCTTGATGACGGTGAAATTACTTTTACCGATGATGCTTATCCAGCCAATCAAATTTGCATTTATTCTCCAGAGAGAGATATTGAGATTGAAATGGATTTATTTGGTGGCAAAGGTAGTGATAATGGTGCAAATGAAGGTGGTGAAGGTGGCAAATCCACTATTAAATTTACTTTGGATCAAAATGTAGAATATATTATTACAGGACTATATGATGAGGTGAATGCACCGTTTATATACAGAAAAGCATCTTTGATTGCTGTTGTAGGTGAAGGTGGAGATGCTGGAACTAATGATGCAGGTGGACAAGGTGGTGGTGTAGATCTAGGTGGTGCTAATGGAGGACATGTAAACGGTGGTGCAGGTGGTGCCAGAGTTGCTCTAGGAGAGATGCCAGCAAATGGAGTTTATGGTTCAAACACGGATAATGTTCCATATGAAGACGATCAGAAAGTTCCAGCACCAAATGGTGGTAGAACAATTAAATGTACAAAGGGAATATATTGGAGAGACCAAGGATTGAGTGCATGTCAAGATATCTCATCTGGGAATAAATTCAGACAATCAGACGGAACAGAAGTTCAAAACACGTCCGCATCCATCACTAGAGGATTTAAAGCAGGATACAATATGATTGAGACTAAAGGTGACGGAAGAATTGTAGGTGTTGGTGGTGAATTAGGGGGTGGCGGCACGAATGAAGGTGGTTCTGGAGCGTTTGGTGGAATGGGTGGATCAACCGAAGAAGGCGGAGGCGGCGGCGGATCAGGATATACTGATGGATCTGTAACTGTTGTCTCAACTCAACAAGGTGGTAGCACAGGTCCTGCTAAGGTTGTTATTAGACTTGCAAGTTGACTAAATAATAAAAAGTAGTTTAACGGGGGAGAGTGAACCCGAATGGCAGTAAATAAGAATTTTGTTGTCAAAAATGGTTTAGAAGTCAACACTAAACTTATTCGTGCGGATGCAACGAATAATAAGGTTGGCATCGGCACCTCCGTTCCTAACTATGAACTCCATGTAAATGGAGGAATTGGTGCTACAGATTTATATGTAACTGGTATCACCACAGTTCTTAATGAACTGAATGTTGGTCTCGGTGGAACAATTTTGACCGTTGTCGGAACCACCGATGGTTCTGATCAATTTGTTGGTATTAATACCGCAAGTCCACAGTTTAGATTAGATGTTCGTGCTCCAGTCTCAACTGGTCAAACGGCACTCTATGTCTACGGTGACATGCGTGTCACAGGTGATATTGATCTAGATGATATCAATCTTGATGATGCAACAATTCAAAACCTGACTGTAACTGAAGCATTAAATGTTTCAAACAGCGGTCTCTCTACATTTAGTGGTAGAGCAGACTTTAATGATAGTGTTGATATTGAGGACAACCTGATTGTTGCAGGTCTTGCAACTGTCACAAAAGATCTTACAGTATCAAGCAATTTATCAGTTGCAGGTTTATCCACATTTACTGGTATTTCGACCTTTAGTGGTCGAGTTGGTATCATTTCCGACTTTGTTGTTGATGGTAATGCCACAGTTTCTGGTATCACCACCATCACAGGTGATTTAAGAACTTCAGCAAATGCATCATTTGCTGGTATCACAACCCTTGCTTCATCTGGTGGTATTACAACCACAGGTGGAGATCTTTATGTTGGTGGTGATTTATATGTTCAAGATGATATTGTTTATGATGAAGTAACTGGTAGAAATCTAAACATTACTGGTGTTGCAACTGTTGCATCTTTAGATGTTGGCAGCACGGGCACTATTACTGCAACTGACAAAGATATCTACACTCAGTTTGATATTACCAATAATGGTTCTGGATATTATGAGTTTGCTGCAACTGGAATTGGATTTACAGAGGCAACAAGCAATCCCACATTATATCTGCTTAGAGGTAAGAAGTATCATTTCTCAATTAATGCTTCTGGACACCCATTCTATATCAATACCTTAAACGGAACTGGAACTGGTCAGCAATTCACTAGAGGTGTCACCAATAATGGTGCTGCTGTTGGTGTTGTTACCTTCGCAGTTCCATTTGACGCACCAGAAATTCTGCACTATAACTGCGGAAACCACTCTGCGATGAATGGACCGATTTATATCGGTAATGATGGTGGTCTTGGTATCAGTTCTGAGGGAACAAACCTTGGAGTTGGTGTTACTCAAATCAACTTTGCCTCTACTAATGGAACTGCAATTGCAGTTGACATGGGAACAGGCAGCGGTTCAAATTCTGGTATTGCAACCGTAACGTTCACACCAGGTGTTTCGCTTGGTCTCGTTATCGCTCTTGGCGCATAATTCACAATAAATACACATAACACTTAAAGAAAGATGGCAGAAGCTTTTTCTAATAAATTAACAAGAGCGGCAGGTATTGTTACCTCGTCAACTGGTGGTGCTATTGGTGTTACCACAACAATTATTACTGGCATCTCAACGGTTGGTGTTGCCGTGAGTGACCTGGTGGTAAATTCAAACTTTATTGCCGGATCTAAAGTTACTGAGATTGGGGCAAGTTCAGTTACTGTTGATAGAACTTCATCAAACACAGCAGCAACCACAAGTCAGAACGTCAAGTTCCTTGGACCGACGACTGCATACACTTCAGCATCTGCAACGAAGAGTATTCTAATTGGTGGAACTTTTGCCAACAATACTGATAACTCAGTTAACTTAACGGTTGAGGTAAGAGACCAAAGCACGGCAGTTTCGGTATCAATCGCGAGTAAGATTCCTGTTCCTGCTGGAAGTTCTTTTGTTATCTCTGATGTTGGTAAGACACTACTTGAGGGAACTGATGAAATTGTAGTGTATTGTGATTCTGCGAACGCAATTGATGCTAATCTCAGCATCCTGACAGGAGTTAACTGATGGCAGATCGTAACGGTTATATCGGAAGAGCACCGGGAGACTCATCGGTCACCGTTGCAAGGCAGGTTTTTTCACCGACTGGTGTTCAAACTAATTTTACTTTTGCATCAGGATATGTTCCTGGTTACCTTGACGTATATTTAAACGGTGCAAAGTTAATTGTCGCACAAGACTTTACTGCTACCGATGGATCTGTTGTTGGTCTCACAAGTTTTGCACAGAGTGGTGATATTGTAGAGGCAGTTGCATTCAAAGCATTTAATGCTGCTGCTGTTACTCAAGCAGCAGATTTTACTGTAACTGGTAATCAAACAAACAACGGGACACTCTCAGTAACTGGTGGCACCACACTTTCAAACCTGATTGTTACTGGAATCACCACGTTATCAGCAGGTTCTTCTGTATCATTTGCCACGACTGCGTTTGATCTTGGTGCTGGAACTAATCTGAATATCGGTATTGTGACTGTAACCACCTTAAGTGGTGGTGAGGTCAACGGATCTGATGCTAACTTTACTGGTATTTTGACTGCTGCATCAGCGTCATTTAGTGGTAATGTATCAGTTGGTGGAACTCTGACCTATGAAGATGTCACCAATATTGATTCTGTTGGAGTCATTACAGCAAGGGAAGGAATCAAAGTTACAACTGGCGGTATTGATATTGCTGCTGGTGGTATTGAAGTTGGAGGTATCTCAACATTTCAGGGAACAACAAACACTTTTGCTAATGAAGTTACTATCACAGCAGGTGGTTTAGAAATTAATGGTGGTGGATTAGATGTTGCTGGTATTACTACATTATCAAGCACATTAAGTGTTGCTGCTGGTGGTATCAGCGTTGTATCTGGAGGATCTTCAATCATCGGTGTTGTAACTGCAACATCTTTTGAGGGAGATGGATCAACACTTACCAATCTTCCTGCTAGTGGTGATGCAAATGATATCACCGCATCTCTCTTCACTTAATAAATAAAGGAAAAACAGTAAAATGGCGCTCAAAAAGACACAGTTATTAGATATACAATCGGTCACTGGTATTGCAACAGTTGGCATTTTTACTGTTGGCGTGACTCAGACTGCTGGGGGAGTGGGTGTTGCATCCACCAGTTATATTAAAAACATCATCATGCACAATACCGGACTGGGAACAGCGAGAGTTTCCATGTATATTAATCCAAATACAACACCGGTTGAGACTGGTTTTGGTGTTACGGCAAACAGATTCTTGAGAATTGATTTAGCGCCAAACGAAACAACTTTCTTTGAATCAACATATCCGATTGTGATGACTAATAATGACAGTCTTTCAGTAGATATTACAGCACCAGACTCTGGTGGAACTGGTATTGGTTCGGCAGTTAACTTTATCGTCAACGGCGACACGGATGTTTGATCATGGGTATTAGAGGTTTTAATCAATCTGGCGAAGAATTTGTAAACAAGTTCCTCAAAGCTCGTGGTGGTGACTCCACTGGAAAAGATGCTGTCGGTCCTAATAATGCTCCACCAGAAGGTATCACAGCGAGTGGTGGTATTCTGGGCGCATATGATGTAAGCGGAACCATATATGCGTACCATGTTTTTAACAATTCAGGTACTTTTGAGGTAACTGCTGTTGGTAATTTACCCGCAAATATTGAGTATCTTGTAGTTGGTGGCGGTGGCGGAGGTGGGATAAATGTAGGTGGCGGTGGCGGAGCAGGTGGTCTTGTAACCAATCTTGCAGGGCATCCATTATCTAACGATTCAACATACACAGTCAGTACCACAGGTGGTCCTGGTGGAGATGGAGTATATCCTGTAACAATCGGATCTGGAGGATCTGGTGGAAATGGATATGCTGATGGTGGTAATACTGCAGCTAACCCTGGTGGAGATTCTGTTCTTTATGGAGTTACTGCAGCTAGTGGTGGTGGTAGAGGTGGTTCTAGAGATGGCAGTCCTCCACACTCTTTCACTGCAGATGTAGGTGGATCTGGTGGTGGCGGTGGAGGTATCGATAGTACATCTCCAGGAGCCTCTGGTAATCAATATTCACCAGGATCTCCTCTTTCTCCTGGTGCAGCTTCTAATCAAGGTAATTCTGGAGGAACTGGGGGTCCTTATCCATCCGCTGGCGGCGGCGGCGGCGGCGCTGGTAATACTGGTCAAAATTTTTCTGGAACCACGGGTGGTGCTGGAGGAGCTGGAGTTCAAGTATTAATTGGTGGACCTCCTGGTGGTGGAATTGGTGGTCCTGGACCAGGCACTCCTGGAACTGGATGGTTTGCTGGTGGTGGTGGAGGTGCTGGTGGTAATAATGGTGCTGGTAATGGTGGCGGTGCTGGACCACTACCAGCACCTTATGCTGGAGCAGGTGCTGGTCAACCTGCTAATACGGTAATCAGTTATGTCTCTCAAGGGAAAGCAAACACTGGCGGTGGTGGAGGCGGTGGTGCAACAGGAGCTAGTGGAAATAATAATCTTGCAGGAGGATCTGGAGGATCTGGTATTGTAGTAATTCGTTATCAAATTGCACAACTTGGCGGCACTGCAAAAGCAACTGGTGGTGCTGTAACTTTCTATGGTGGCAAGACAATTCATACTTTTACTGGTTCTGGAACTTTTAGTACCTCAGCACCATTTAGTGAAACTGTAGAATACGTCGTTATTGGTGGCGGCGGTGGTGGAGGAGGTCTAGCCGCAGGAGCTGGTGGAGGTGGCGCTGGTGCTTATAGAACAGGATCGATTCCAGTATCCGGCGCAGTCAATTACACTGTCACAATCGGATCGGGTGGAAGAGGACTTGATATGAAAGCTGGACCTGGAGGAAACTTCACCAGCGCAAATAAAGGACCAAATAACAATTCATCTTTAGCAGGAGGACCAACCACATGGGGTCCAATTACTGCTCCTGGTGGAGGAAAAGGAGGATCATCCTCACCTTCATATGATGGACAACCAGCTGCTGGTGGTAATGGTGGATCTGGTGGAGGCGGCGCTGGTGGTGCCGGTGGTGGAACTGGATCCGGTGGAACTGGATCTGGTGATACATTCCCAGGAACAATAGGAGCAACACCTGCGAATGGTTGGGGTAATGATGGTGGTGCAGCAAACACATACAGTCCAGAAAGATTTGCAGCCGGAGGCGGTGGTGGTGCAGGTCAAGTAGGTGATGCTGGATCTAATCATGAAGGTGGATATGGTGGTAGAGGAATGCAACTTCCATCAACATTTAGAGACCCTGCAAACATAGGGATACAAATTGCTGGACCTACTAGTGCATATACAAATGGTGACACTAGCGGAAAGTTCTGGTTTGCTGGTGGTGGCGGCGGAGGTATTGATTATGTGACAGGTTCTCCTAACGCAGGTGCGACTGGTGGTGGACCTGGCGCAACAGTGATTCCTGTTAGTGGAACATCAGGTCGTGGATGGGCAGGTGCTGGAAATGCATCTCTCGCTGCCCCTCCAGGTGGATACCCTGCAGCACCCACAACTGATCCTGCTGGAAGTGCATTAGAAAATAGTGGATCAGGAGGTGGCGGCGGTTCTGGATTTAATGATGGTAGTCGGGCAAAATCGATGTCTCCAGGTGGCAGCGGTGGTTCAGGAATCGTGATGGTTGCTTATCCCACTTGATAAATATCCAAAGGATTGCTATAATCCTAAATATCTAAAACAAACTTAGTCAAAAGATAAAAGATGGCTCATTTTGCACAACTAGATGAAAACAATGTGGTAACCCAAGTCATTGTTGTGAGCAACGATGACACATCCGATTCCAACGGAACTGAAACAGAAAGCATCGGTGTTG